AAAATCAGCCGAGATAGTAAATGTTGTCGGCAGTATCGGTTGGAATGGATCATCAGAAGATGCAAGGCAATTGAGTAAAAATGGATTTGTGCCTGTGTTGATAGGATATACCGCCCCTGTCCATGCCTTTTCCCATATCTCACAGGTGTATGTTAATCCTGATTTACTGATTGCCGATAGGGTATATTTCTTTCCGTATGCAGGTGGTACCACCACTGGCGGCGGTTCTACCGGTTCACTTCCCGAACAGGATACCCCCGATACAATTGATGATGTGGTACAAGCGGTACTCACTCCACCAACATACATATAACAAGTACGTGCATAAGATGTATCCATGCAATAACCTGTATCGAATGATGTCTTATTTACATTGTATCCAATGGTTTGTGGTATGCCATCGCACCCAACGAAATCAAAATACACGAATCCATCATCCGATGCCGCACGGTCAACGGAGCCAACTGAAACTACAACTCTATAACAAGTACCTGCCATATTATGTGCTTAATCCTCTGAATGTATTAGTTCTCTGCTGACTTAACCAAATATCCTGCCCCTGTATTCTACCCTCTACTACTACCCTACTGGCACCACTACCCCCCATCTGCGAAGCCGATGCAATGATTGATTTCATTTGGTCGGGGCGTACAATATGCTCCGTACCGTGTAACATTACAGGGTAGCCGGATGATGGGCCGGAAACGGTACCGCCGTCTGCGAAGCCGAGGAGTTTGCCAAAACCCTTAATGAATCCCCCGGCTTTACTTGCGCCACCCACCGGATTAATAGCAGATAGTATTGCCTGGAAGATTGCCGCCTTTGCTGCTGCCATTGCAATATCAATAGCTAACTGCTTAAACATATCCCCGAATGCTTGACCGATATTACCACCGTTTGCCATTGCATTTGCTATACCTGTTATACCTTGCATTGCTCTATCAGTTAGCTGATTTGCAAGTTCAAGTCGGGCATTCTTTTGATCCTCTAGATTTAGCTGTATTGCAGTTACTTCATTCAATGCAGCATTGCCATCCTTTTTTAGTTTGAGATTGGTTAAGTCTTTCTCTTTGGCTTTCTCTTGTGTAATAAATCCCTGCCCCATCATACCCTGTTGTAACCGCTTGTATATTTGGATTTGTTCTTCAAGTGCTTTGTTTTCATCTTTGATGGTAACTTCTTTTGTTTTACCACTTCCTTTACCTTCAGTTGATTGCTTTAATGGATTAATGGTATTTTGTTGAATTTGTGATTGCAATAACTGCATTTCTTTAGTTATTTCAGCAACCTTTGCACCATTAACACTCAATGCAGAATTTAATTTATTATAAGCATCTGCCCTTCTCCCTGCTATTTGTAAATCAGCGTTTGCATATTGTAATCCACTCATTTGAGCGGCATCTGCTTTACCTTTCCATGAAGCATTGGCAAGTTCTTTTTCAGCAGTTTCCTTTGATTTTATTGCCTCTTGCTCTAATTTTAATAATTCCTCTTGTTTAGTAACTAATAAATTTTGAGCGGCTCTTGCTCTTGCTGATTTTACTATTGCATTTGTTAAATCATTATATGCAGTAGTAGCCTTGCCTGCCATGATAGATTCATCGCTGAAATCTTTTAGATAACCACCATAATTATCACGTAATTGTTTTACTGCATCTAAACGTGCTTTTAGTGGTACGTTTGCATTTGTAGCAGTTGTAAATAATGTATCTAAATTAACTTTTTCTTTTGCTAATGAAGATAAATATTCCTCGTTGGCTTTTGCTGCATCTTCAGTTGCTTTAGTAGCACCTCCCATCCCCCTTGTCCATGCCCCAAATCCTATCTGTGCAAATGTCAGCGCAGTTACAATACCACTAAACGCCAAACCCGCCGCCCCTGCTGCCGGAAGTAATTGAGTAAGGTTATTGGATATTGCATTAAAACCATACGGTAAATCCTGAATAACTCTTGATAGTCCGGTAAAGTTGGTACCCATCTTAGTAACTGCCCCACCAGTAGCGGCACCGGCTGCACTCACCTTATTCAGTGAGTTAACGGTTTCATTCATTCCGGCAATTGCTTGCTTATTATCCGCCGTTAATACTATCTTGAGGGTTTCAACTGCCATCTTATATTGCTTGTGAAAGTTTCTTCATGTTCTCGATAAATTGTTCCTGCGTTAATCTTTCCCCCCGATCCGGTTGTTCATCCGTTGACAAAGGTAAGAACTCTCCTATATCTTTTCGCTTGCCGGATTCGGTGTTCGTGCAATAAATGATATACGCTATCATTCGTGTACGCTGCCATTCGGCTAATTGCTTTGCTTCGTAACCTTTCCTATACAAAAGAAATTCCCGCCACGTAAGCCGCCAAAATACTTCTATTGTTAGCCCTGCTTCAATGGCGAGAATCACAATCTCATCCCAAGTCTTTTCCCTTAACTTTTTTTTTCTTCCGCAGGCTTTTCATCCGTTGGTACATCCGGTGTCATGCACTTTATAGTATAGTGGATAAACTCATTTACCGACTTACCATTCGCACCGCCTGCCTCATCTATGTACCTAGCAGCAGTCCTATCATCTATCACCTGCCCTGCGCTCTCACTTGCTGCCTGCACCATAGTAATAATATGCTTGAAGGAAAATACCTCACCGTTATACAGGCTTAACAACTTGCTAATAGGAATATCTCCATTCAGTTCGCAATATCGGTGCATCGCCCACGTTCCCCATTCCAATTTAATAACACCTCCCGAAATCGGCAATTCGTATGGTGTCATAAATTAGTATGTTTTAGTTTGAGTCAAAGGCGCATTAACTACACCGAATTCAGCATCGAATTTCATCAAGTCTTTATCCTTTGCATCCAACTTCAAAGAAGTAATAAAGATATTACCTGTGTAAAGAATATCACCGGATACAAGCAATGCAGGCCCAAATTTAGCAGCGAATGTAGCCTTACTTTGCAGCAAAGAATACAATCTTTCATAGCTTTCCCGGTCGATTGTACCCGTTTGGTCAATAGCATTACCGCTAACCGAAATGGTCTGCATAACGCTATCCCCAGGCAATTGGTTATCGCCACATTTTGAATCGGCATCAATGGCATCTCTTTTTACATCCATTGATACAGAAGTTAAACACGCAACAGGGAAAAACGAGCCGTTGTTATCCCAGTCAATTGACAGAATTATATCTCTGCCGTTTACAAAAGAGTATGCCATATTTTTATATTGTTTGTGTGATTACAAAGGTATAACGAATAATAACACGAAAAGTATTCTCCGATGGGTCTAAATCCTCAAGGTTGTTGATACTCTCACATACTACATTCTTACAATCCCATCCGGTTGGTAAAACCACAATAGTATCTGAATTGATACCGCCCATAATATTCTCGGCTATTTGCTCTGCTCGTTTGAATCCGAAATTGCTGCCTTTCGTTACTACATCGAGTGTAGCCGATACCTCAAATTGAAAGCAGTCTTTGCCTTCCCCTTGGTTCGCAGTTCGGGAACTTACAACAATATACTCCCCGTTGGCATCCGTTGGTGTCATAGCATCGTACACATCAATGTAGGTATAAGCGAATAGCCGGCTGATTAACCACTTCTTTATCTCTATGGCAGGATTTTTCATTATCATGAGAATAGTGCTTTTAGTCGTTTCAGTAGGGCAGGCTTTTCTTTCTCATAAGATGGTATCATAAATGGTTGGGGTGCTATACCGTTACGCATAATAGAACGGAATATCACAAATGTTAATTTTGGGTCTATGCCCTTGCGTTTAATCCAAAACTCAATGGCTTTCCATGCACCTTTGGCACCTTGACCAGATGCCTTATATTGTGCCGCAAATGCCTCAAATCCGGTAGGTATTCTTGACTTGCCCCTTGTACCGAACTCCACATACGGAGCATACTCAACCGTACTAAATACTGATTTGAATAATGAGTTTCCTGTATCGTGGTTTATGCTTTGTCTTAATTTACCTAAATTACCCGGTGCCATCCTCTTTGCGCTCTTTTCAATATTAAGTGCTGCTGCTGACATTTCATCCGATAGTCCTTTGCTCGCCTTAGTATCAATCTTCTTGATGGCTTCTTCTACACCTTTCAATCCCGATATGTCAAGCGCAAACCCTGCCATTATCTATAAATTATGATTTCATAATACTGATATTTATTCTCCAAGTTGGTAATCGAATGGATAGTATAATCCAGTCCATTAATCCGTAGCTTATGCGTTTGATCGATTGTGAGTGGGATGCGGACATACACCCTTGCTGAATCGGTGAAAGTTACTTCCGCAGATAATAATTGTCGGTCTTGCCCTAATGGTATAAAATGCCCCCATATCGTGCTGCCGATATTATAAGACACCGAAAAACCCCCCTCACTATCGGTTATAGTAGTAGGCTCCATAACAATTACCGGCTCAATTAATAATTCAGCCGAAAGGTATCTTGTATTGTTGCCCTTTATTCTCATAGGATAGGTGAGCGTT